GTCCTCAGTCAGGGCTGCCTGGCGCCGCTCTGGGCCGCTGTAGTCCGTCATCGTTCAGCCTCGCGTGCTTCGACCTCCATCGGATTATTCCGATAGCCGTAGCGGATTGTGTACCAGATGTAGTGCAGATAGAACCGTTGCGCCCCGAGCATCTGGTACTGCAGCCAGTGCCTCTGCTCATGCCTGACGAGTGCCGTCTCGTTGATGCGCTCGGCCAGGATAAAAATTCCCCACGGTGGCAGCGTGATACCTGCGAACCCGGTGGCACGCAGGAACCAACGGATGAAGTGGGGCGCGGGGCGAGGGATCATGTTAAACGCTTTTACTTAGAGAAGAAATGAAACCTCTTGTTGGATTAATCATTTTGCTACCCAACCTGTGTTGCCAGACCCAGTTTCTTTAATGTAAAGCGTAGTGCCTGCACCACCATCTGTGCGAGTGAACAGGGAGCCAACAACGCCCGTCACAACGCCTTCTGGCGTGCCTGCCCCCGATGTCCAAATTGGGCCTCCTGCGCCGGGGCGAAAGTTGGTCGAAAAGGTGTTGGACCACCTGAAAGAAGAATCGCCATTAGCGCGACTGTTGTCCGTCGTCGGAACAAATGATCTAGTCGTAGCCAATGCGGAACCCAAAAGACCTACATATTCAGTGAGCGCTCCTGTTCCTGCACCCAAATATATTCTGCCATTAACATAGTCCAATTCGATACGCGGGTGTACGTCTGTTGATCGCTTTCCAGACAAGCCTTGCGCAAATAGACGGTAAGCCCAATCAGTTGCCGAATCGGTTTTATTTATGACCTGAGTTCCCGATTCAAACCCTTGAAGATGTGGCCCAGCTATGCCGCTGGTCGTGTCGTTTGATAAATTAAAAATTACGCCCGATCCTCGAATACTGTTACGCCGCGAGCCGATAACATTGTTGAGCGTAGAAGTCCCCGTTCCGCTAAACGTGAACGCAATGTTGGTCACGGCATATCCGCCGATAAATAGATTTTCGGTATTGCCGGCAACGGTGTTTGTTGCAAACAACACTTTGGGAGTTGCGCCCTCATAACGACCGTTCAAAAATACATTATATGCAGTGCTTTCGTTGAACTCGACCATGTAATCAACAAGGTCGCTTTCCACGCTTGTTCCAATAAAGGTGTTTGTATTTGGCCCGCCAGAGGAGGTTGCACCCTTATCAAGCAAGATCATCCGCGTTCCAACATATCCGCTTGTCGTAAAGTCGGAAGTATTAAAACCAAGTCGTCCGTTGATAAACGTGTTCTGATTACACCATCCACCAGAACCGGCAGGGCGAAGACGCAATTGGACTTTGTTGCTGTAAACATAACCCAGCGTCACCGTATTGTGGGCGAAACCGTTTGTGTAGCCGCCGCATGTCAATCCAATTTCAAACTGCGTGACGCTTGGAACAGTAAACATGCACTGATTGCAGTTTGCCAATTCGATGCCAACACCAGCGCCCCAAACGCCAGAAGCACGGGCGTTATTTACCACCTCCGGTAACGACATAATCTTGCTTTCGGTTGGCCCGCCTGTGGTTGTTCCAAACCGAACAACCGGACTAACCGACCCGCCATTTGCGCTAAGAGTCATGCAACTCATATCGCCATCGCAGACTAAAGAAATCGTGGATGTGACCTTGTAAGTTCCAGCAGGGCCAATGAGGCTTGCACCAATGCTTGCAGCATAATTGGCAGCAGCTTGGATCGCCACCGTGTCATCCGCCACGCCATCACCCACCGCGCCAAAGTCCTTGACGCTCACGGTGTCGCGCATCTTGGCCTGCGCAGTGCGCGTGACTGCGCCGGAGCCGGCTTGAATGAACGTGACCTCAGACGAGTCGATGCCATTGACCACCACATCGGAGAATCTGTCTCCAGCAGCCGGTGCGCTGTAGATCAGCGAGCCGTTCTTGTTCTGCACCTGGATCGAATAGTCCGAATTGACGTACAGCCGCGCAGGGGTTCCCGAGTTCATCGGATAGCCGCCGAGTGTGCGGATCGGCTGCACTGCGGTCAGCGTCAGCGCTGCGTCCCAGTAGACCGTGATCGGGTTGGTGATCGGGTTCAGATTCGCCGTGCCGATGAACACGTATCCGTCTTCGAGCGGCTGGCCGTCGATGTCGGTGAAGATGGGGAACGGTGCAGATATAGAGAGAGCAGACATTTAGGATTCCTTCCGCTTGCAGTTACTGAAGTGCCAGCGCGCCATATTTGACACGCTGCCGGATTTGCCACAATGGTTACAAGTTGTCATGGGATGCGGGACGCCTCGTCTTGAGTCGCCAAGTTTTTTGCGCATAGCTTCGCTCTTTGGCTTTCCCTTTCTCGCTTCGCTCATCTTGCGTCGCGTTGCTTCGCTTGGTTTTGCGCCTGCACGCCCTACCAATGCAAGACTCTTCTTTTCCCGCGTCTCAATGCTTTCTTTTCTACCGCGAATAGCATCGCCTATCTTTGATCTTGTTTCTGGCGACAATGTTTTTCCAACATTTGCTGCTCGCAACTTTGCTTTTGTCAATTCGCTTTTTGGCTTTCCAAACTGCGGATGCAAAGCGCCACGGCGCTTCTCGGATTGCTTGAGGCGCGTTTCGTCGCTGGCACGTAACCCAGACGCGCCTTCACCACCATCAGTCATGTTGCACAACTTGGCGCCAATCCTGCGCAGTTGGTCTATACGCTCTACTTCAGCCAAAAACGCAAGTTCCTCATCAACAGAGTCGACCACAACACGAACTGAAAATCCGCCAGCTTTTGCAACCGTGCGTTTCCAATGGATGTTCCGATTGAATGTCTCAGACGCACGTCGAGCGCGGCCTTTGCCAACATAGAACACAGCGCCCGTGTCTACACGGGTGTGTTCGTATGTGCAAAAGCCGAGAGCGGGCATGGTTGTGGCTCCTGGGGTGATTGGTTGGTGCCAGCGGCTATTCTGCCGCCGTCACTTGTCCGCGCAAAGCGGCTTCAATGCGTGCCTTGGTCTTGCGGTTCTTGACGTACTTGGTGGCTTCCTTCAGCGCCGTCATTGCCGGCGCAGGAACTCCGGTGGCGCCGAAGGTTACCAGCGAGTCCATCGCCACCTGCAGCGCGCTTGCCGTGTTACTGGTGTTGATGGCGCCCGGTGGCGCGGTGTAGATGTCGCTGGCCAGCTCGGCCAGATCGCGCAGAACCTGGGCCTGGCGCTTGCCATAGAGCGCCTCGAGCTTGCCGTCCTGGTCGAAGGAGCGCACTGTGCGCTGCAGCTTGTCTGGCGAGAGCAGAGGGTTCCCTGATGCATCACGCTGCGATGGGCTCAGGCTCGCGTCTTTGATGAAGCGGATGCCGCCGGCCTTCAGATCGGCCCAGGCTTGCTGCCCTTCGGGTCCGGCACGCAGGAGCGTTGAGCGCAGCTTGTTCATTTCCTCGACAGGCGCGGTCAGGACCACCTTATCGAAGACGTCACCGAAAGCCACCTGTCGCTCGTCAGTGCCGCGCTTGGTTCCCAGCAGCTTGGCCGTGAGGCCGACGTTTTCGAACTCGTTGGCGAATCGCTCACGCTGCTTGCGGGCGGCGCGGTAGGCCTCGCCACCTGCGCCTTCGGTGGCCGCGTCAATGGATGCGTTGATCTGGCGGCCGACAAGCGCCTGAGAGCGATCACCCCAGTCCGTGTACTTGTTGACGAACTGGCGCAGGAGTTCGCTTGTTTCCAACGACACCGTGCGCGGCACAAGGTTTCCGGCCTCGTCGACTCCAAGAACACCGAGGCGAACACCTTCTGCGCGAATGGCCGGGATGGTCTTTACAAGACCCTCAAGGGGGACCATCGTGGTTAGCTGTGAAGCCAGCGGCGCCATCTCCACAGGGGCCTGCATTTCGCCTTCCGCCCGCGCTCTATCGTAGGCATCGCGCACCTTGCGCCGCTGCACCTCCACGCGATTCACCAGCGCACGGTCCACACCCATGCCAATGGCACGCGGGTCTGCGGCCACAGGGTTCGGCAGATCAATCAGCGCATCAAAGTTGCGGATTGTGTTGGCAGTCAAATTCTCGCTGCGCTCTCGCAACGGGGCACCGACTTCAGGCAGCTTGGCCGCTTCTTTCTCAAACTGAAGTTGAGCAAAATTGCGCGTCAACATTCCAGCTGTGGGCGCTGCTGGGCCGGTGTATGGAACCGGCATCATTTCAAACCGCGCCGCACGCTCGGCGGCCATCGGCACGCCCGCAGCGCCCGCGGAACCACGCTGCAATGCAGACGCTGTGCGGCTCACTGCGTCCATGTCAGCCTGTTCTGGCGGCAGCATGCCCACAGCCCTGCCAGCGGCCCGTGCGGCCCGTGCTGGGGCCTGCACAACGACTCGCGTGGCCGGTGCGGCAGCGGCCGCGACACGCCCAGCTGTGGCCGCAACCATCGGGGCCTGCTGCGTGGCGGCCTGGATGGCCATGCCTGGCGCCGCAATCTGCGGCAGGACCGGAGGTGCCACCTGTTGCAGCGTCTCGCCCACGGCGCCCAGCATCTCCTGGCCAGCAGCAGTACGCGGTGCGTAGGTAAACCGTGCGGCCTGTTCGGCGGCGGCCTGCTCAATGCGCTGCGCTGCAGCTGGCGTGCCGAACTGGCCCGACAGAATCTCACGCGCCAGGCCTGCTCCTGTGCCCTGGATCATGCCAAGCGGCCCGCCCACAGCGCCTGTCAGCAGTGACAGTGCGGTTTCGCCAGCGCCCACAATCCGCTGGCCCATGGTGGGAGGCGTGGTTGGTGCGGCAGGCCGAACGGCAGTCGGGGCCACATAGAGCTCGCGCTGCGGGGCCGGCGTGGGCTGTCCAGGCTGAACAGAGGCGGCGGCGCGGCCTTCTTCGAGCTTGGCCTCCTCGTAGGCCTGCACAACGACGTCATACTCCGACGTCCCGCGCTTGGCGCGGTTCTGCACGATCCAGGCTGCGTACTCGTCTGCCGTCGCCATGTCAGCGTCCTCCGCGGATGATCGCGTCTGCCTGATCTCGAATGCTCAGTGTAGGCGCCGGAACACCAGGCATCGCGCCTCCAGCAGAGGTTGGCGCGCCAACACGCGGAATGGCCGGCGCCACCTGCCCAGGCCGCACAGGAGCACCAGGGATGGCCGCTGCGGGCTGTCCAGGAGCGCCACCGGCACCAGCTGCATAGCGGTTGTTGATCTCGCGTGCAATGCGGGTTGACATATCCACCCAGGTCTCGCCAGGCTTGGCAGCGAAGTCACCAGCAGGGAAGGCTGCAGTCGCACGGCCCAGCGAGCCGCGATTGTTCGACAGCCAGTCCACGCGGGCGTTTTCGGTGGCCGCCGTGATGTCCTGCAGCTTGGCCATGCCGCGCAGGAAGCTGGCCATGGTTGCGGCGTCTGAGGTGGACTCAGGAAAGCCTTTCAACACAAGGGCGATGTCCTTGTCTGTGGCTGGACCAGGAGGCAACGACGATACAGCGGCGCTGTTGCGCAAGCGATCAAATTCCTGGCGCAACTGGGTCACGTATCCTTCTTGGCCAGTGGCTCTCTTGAACCACTCTGCAGAGCGCGACAAAGCGCCGTAACCACCACCGGCCTCCTGCAGCCGTGTTGCCAGCGAGTTGAACTGCTCGGCCTGCTGTTTTGCCGTACCTGCGGCCACCGCAGCCGTGTTGATGTCCTTCTTGGCCTGTTCTGGCAGGCTGCTGGCGATCTCGCCAATCCTGGCCAGTGTCAGTTGGACTTCAGCGGCGGTCTTCTGCTGATCCAGGCCCAGCCGCGCAGACGCCACGTTGATCTGGTTCTGCGCGGCGCGGATGTTCCAGTTCTTCTCGTTGAGGCCAGCCTGGTTCAGCATGTCTGCGAACTTGGCATCAGACGCGGCCTTGATGGCATCGCTCTGGGCCTTGGTCAGACCAGCCTGGGCCACTCGCGGCGCAAACTCTGCGGTGACGCCTGCGGTGATTGCATCTGCCTTGGCTTTGTCTGCCTTGGCTTGCGCTTCCGTCAATCCAGGCCCAAACAGAGCCTCCTCACGCCGCAGCGCCTGCACCTTGCCGACAGACTCGATCACCTTATCGCCACCAGGCAGGCCTGCTAGCATCACGCCGATGGTGGTTTGCGCCGACTTAGGGTCGATTTCAGCAAGCCGAGCAGCGGTGTCATAGACCTGCGCCTGAGCCGCACGCCCTGAGTTGCGCTCGGCCTCTGCGCGCTGCTTCAGCTGGGTGATGCCGAGGTCTGCGGCCCCGGTCTGGAATGAAGACAGCACCTGGGCGCCGAACCGCAGATCGTTGGCCTGCTGCTCCTTCGACAGTTCGCCCCATGACTTCAGAACCGCCTCGGCTTGATCCTTCGGGGCCAGTAAGGCCACGGCTTGGTAGTCAGCAAACGTCGGGTTCTGCTTGGCCATCAGGCCCTGCATAGCCTGCCCGAGCTGCTGCTGCCGCGCAACGGCCTGCTGCTGTGCGGCGAGATCGGCGGCCTGCTTGGCTCTGGCCGCCTCGATGTCCTGCATCGTGGCGCCCAACTTGAGCCCCTGCATCAGGCCACCAAGTGGGCCACCCTGCTGCCCGAAGGCGCTGGTGTAGTCGAAGGGTGCAACCATAATGATTCCTTAGCCCGGAAAGCCGACGCCGCCGGGAATCATGCCGCTCGGGATTCCACCCGTGGCCGGTGCAGCAGCCGATGTTCCGCCGAACAGATTGCCGAAGATGTTGCGCCCCGTTGCCAACTGGAACCCAGCCAACTGCCCAGGCAACTGAGCCAACTGACCAAACGCCGCACCGCGGCCAAGCGCGCCACCGGCCTGAGCCGCGCCCTGCTGCTGCAGAAGGTTGGCCACGTTGCTGCCCATCGCTCCGGCAGCGGATGCCTGACCAGCTGCCGACGCTTGGCCACCACGGTAGAGTGCCTCTGTTACACCGAGCCCGGTGCCGGCGAATCCGCCGAGGCGACCATATTGCTGCTCGATGGCCTGCTGAAGCATCTGCGGCCGGAACTGCGCCAGCGCCGCCTGGATGTTGCCGCCACGCAGGCCGCCCGTGGCCGATGCGCGCTGCAGCATCGCCTCTTCGCCCTGGCGCACCTGGGCCTGGAGAAACGGACTCTGCTCAATCTGTGCAATGGCCGCCTGCTGTGCCTCGGGGCCGCGCAATCCCGCCAGGGCCTGCTGCTGCTCGAATGCTTGAGCGCCAGCCTGCTGGAAGGGCTGGAAGCCGCTGATGGCTCCGGTGCCAGCCTGCACATACGGAGCCAGGAGTTTCTGGATTTCGTCGAACTGCCGGCGCTGCTCCTCGACGCCCATCTCTGCAGCACGTTCCTGTGCGCCTGCTGCCTTGCTGGCTGCGCGGGACTGCGTGATCGATCCGAGGATGGAACTCCCGGCGATTGCTACTACGGGATTAGGCATCGCTGCCTCCTTTGTTGAACTCGGTCAGGTAGGCGTCGAACTTCTCGCCGTACATGCCCAGAACCTTGTGAGCCACCGACGCAGCCGCCGCTGGGCCATGGCACAGGCGCACAGCGGCCAGCACCAGTTCGTAGTAGCCGGCACGCCAGACGTAGGACTGAGCCGATGCGCCGCCCTCGCGCTCCACGCGGTCGGAGGCTTGCCACTTCAGCACCATCGAGCCCAGCAACGGGGCCAGATCGGCCGCGTGCTGCGAGAAGAACGAGTTCTGGGGCATGGCCACCAGCGTGTTCCAGATTAGGGCGTCGAGCGCCTCACGCTTGACAGGATCGCCATCGGCGTAGTCATCGAACGCCTGGATGGACTCCCATAGCATCAGCAACCACTCAGCGGCTGCCGCTGGCAGCATGAGCGAGTCGAAGTGCGTGCGCAGGCTATAGGTCATGGCGTCCTCAGAGGCCGCCGGTAGCCATGAACTCGGCGCTCGCATTCTATGCCTTCCCGCTCATGGGTCAATCTTCCTCTTCTTCGCGCTCTTCCCAGGCCTGGCAAGCGCGCAAGTCGTGGCAGACGAACTCGAGCTTCTCGCAGTAGCCACGGAATCCGGCACCGACGTCCCACTCATTCCAGGGGATGCGGTCCATCTTGAGCTGCGCGTCCTCGCTATTGTCATAGTAGCCGCAGTTCGAGCACCGTCTGCGCCGCGCCTTGGCTTCGTTGACGTGCATGGCCTTGCCAAGCGCCACCCAGTAGACCTTGTTTGCGCCACGCTCGTTGCTGGGCTTCTCAGGCCCGAGCATCCAGTCGCGGATGGCGATGCGCGTGTTTTCGCGGTTCTCGCTGGCAGTGATAAACGGCTCCTCGTCTGGGATGCCACCCATCTCCATCATGAACATCGGCATCTTGGCGTAATCCATCATGTGATCTCCCTGCCGCTGACACGCAGCGTGAGCGCCGTGGCATTGCTGGCGATGGTTGAGATGAACGAGCCCGACTCCAGCGCCTGGCCCACCAGTTCCTGACACAGATAGGTCTCACCTGGCACCACGGTCCGGTCGTCAATGACCAGGTTGGAGTTGCCAGCCGAACCTCCAGAGGTGACGAGGTTCACGCTGAACGTGCGGTTTACCGTGTCGGTGTTCGTCACCGTGGCCTTGTCGATGATGGCCTTTACGGACGTGGCGGTGTACTGCGTGGTTTGCACAGCCTCCATCTGCTTGGGAGGAACGAGGACTTTGACGGTGACGGTCATTGGAACCCCTGGATGTTGTTGGACACGGTGAGGATGATGCTGGGAATGCCAGGATGCGGCGCCGCCGCCGGAGCGGCCAGCAGTTGCACGCCAAGGTTGCTGACTGAGAAGACCAGTTCAACGTAGTCGCCGGCTTTGAGGGTGAAAAAGTAGTTCAGTGCGACGAATACCTCGGCATTGTTGCCTTGAACTCGAACCTGCGACGCGGAGTTTGTGACGTCGGCTCCGTTCAACGCAAACCACAGATAGAACTCTTCTGCCGTAGCCACGGTGCTGTCTAACTGGATGGATGTCTGGAAGTTGTAGATTCCGTCAGTGTCCACATAAACCCGCGACGTCGGGCTTCCGATGTAGACACCGGATGACAAGTCCGTGGTGTTGAATGTGATCTTTGTGGCCGTGTTGATCACCAGCGCAGATTGCGTGGTGGTGTCATAGAACGAGCCATACCGCGAGCGCTTGAACTCACGCTCGGGCGGCGCCGTGGCCAGCAACTCGACCAACCCGCTCAACTGCGAGATGGCGTCCAGCGCCTGCTGCGCCTTGGCGTCAGCCTGGAACGCCACATCCTGCGCCAACGTGGCCACAGCATCCAGCGCCTCAACGGCCTTCTGATCTGCATTGCCGGCATTGACTGCCAAGTCATTCAGCGTAGTCGGCTCAAGCTGCTGCACATCGGCAAATAGGCGCTCAAACTGCCTGATCTGCTCATGATCCTGCAGGAACGACGCAAGCTGGTCCCGCGTGAGGTTCAGGCGTGACGAGGTGGCCATGTCAGTACATCGTCGGCTCTAGCCGCGCCTCGAGGCGGATAAACGACAGATGCGCGTCAGAGTCGCCACGGAACCGCTGCATGCGGAAGTTGCGCATCGCGCCCTGCCGGAACCAGACCAAGCGCTTCTTGGTGTTGCCGATGGTGCCCGCGGTGATGTACTTGTCCTGGCTCCAGCTCATGCCATCAAGCGAGTAGCTGGTGCTGATCTGCGGGTTCTTACCAAGCGCCACGCGACCAGTGAGCGAGACGAGCTCGAGTTCGTGGAAGATCACGCCCTTAGACTCGTTGTAGACGATAGCTGTGCCGAACTCCCAGCGCACCTGCTGACCCCAGTGCTCACCCACCGTGCCTGTCAAGTAGCCGATGGCGCTTGACTGCGGGTCACCCACCAGCCAGCGGTTGTAGGCCCAGACCAGATTGCGCGCACGGTACTGTGCGAAGCCCACGGTCGTGCTGGTGAGTGTGAACCAGATGAACTGCTTAACGGCCTCGCTGGCAGACGCATCGAAGACCAGCGTGCGGTCCGGCAGATGCACATACAGGTGCTGGTGCGCCTTGTCGTTGCGAGCCTCCAGCTTGACCAGCGACAGTTGCGCGTCGGTGTAGGTCGCTAAGATGCGGTCTACCTCGTCGGTGCTGATCTTGGTGGCCGTGGCGTTGGCACCCAAGTAGATGCCAGGCTCCTCGTTGCGGCCTTGGCCGAGGAACGCGATCTGCTCCTGGAACACGCAGCACGCGAAGGTGCCAACAGCGCCCTTTTGGATTTGAGCGCCGTCAATGCGAGCGAACGGGAACAGGTCGCCGCCTACATTGTCGAAGACCTCGATGGTGTGCGAGTTGATCGCATAGACCTCGTTGCGCAGCTTGACCAGCGCCACCACAGGGTCGGGGTCGGCCTCGCTGGAGCCATACTTCAGCGGGTTCACGGCAAACGGGTTCGACAACTCAGTGACCACTAAAAACTCGCCGTCAGTGGTCATCCAGTAGCCGTCGACCCAGCACATATCAACCACCGTGCCGAGGTCGGGGTCGGTGTTCTGTGCGAGCACATTGGTGGCCGGATTCCAAAACCACAGGTTGCCGGCAGATGCGATGCCCAGCAGGTCGAAGCTGTAGTCCATCGTCACCAGTTGGCCATCGGTTCCCACGTCACCCAGGATGGTCACGGCTCCGGTGCTGCTGACCGTGACGAGCTTGCTGCCCATCACACGGTAGACGATTCCGTTCCATTCGATGCCGCCGCGATCCGTTCCAGGCCCGGTGCCATTGGCCACGATGCCGTCACCAGGCCGCAGGAAGGAGTCGCTGATGCCAGACGGCACGGGCGTCGGCACCATGTTTACCGGGTACGAGGTCCGAATATCCGGCCCGTTGTCGGTGTAGATGCCTGAGAGGATAGGAATTTGCATGGCGCTCGGCTTACTTCTTGGCGTTGCGCGCCGAGATGGCCTTGGCCTTGGCGCGAGCGTCTGCCTTCGAGGATGCGCCCCAGGCCTTCAGTGACAGCAACAGCCGCGTCGGCTCGCCATCCTTGTACTCAGGCCCAGGCATGTTGCCCATTCGAGCCAGGAAACTTGCGCGTCGCGGATTGTCGCCAGCCTTGACCGGGGGCTTGAGGTTCATCCCCTCGGCCTTGGCAGACGCCCGCCCCTTGGCGTTCAGGCCACCGCTGGGGTTCTTGCCTTCAGCGCGCTGCCAGGCGGGCGTCTTGGCCATATCAACGCAGACCCCGGCCCGATATGATGTGGATCGATCCACCGCCGGCCGGCGCGATGTACGCCACCGTGCGCTCGTTCTTACCTTTGCTGAGGCTGACCTGCTGGTTGGGCGGCACCGGAAAGTCTGCCGTGGTGGCCGTCTGCGTGCCCTCGCCCACGCGCACATAGGTCAGCACAGTGGTGCTCAGGTTCGTGATGACCACGCCCTCGTCCGCCGTGATGAGCGTGCTGGATGCAGAGGCCACGCCAGGCGCGACGACGACGCCCGTGCCGTAGGCTGGGCAGAAACTTTCGATGGTTGACGACATGGTTTTGTCCTCGTTGATCAGGCGATGCGATACCAGGAGTTGGTGGCCTGGAAGAACCTCATGCGAAAGAAGTCATCCGCAGCCAGTGTGCCGGGATCACCATACGCTGCAGCGGCGCCGTTGAGCGCCAGCGTGAACGCCGTAATCTGCTGCGTGGTCGTGATCAGAATCTCGGTGCCATCGGGCGTCGAAGTGTTGAGCGGTAGCGTCACGGTGCCGGTGGCCAGCGTGCCGGCAGGCTGGATCAGAATCCACTGCTGCTGGCTCACAGGCGTAGGCGCTGCGATGTTGAAGCCAGTGCCAGGCGTGTAGATGTTTGTCGCCATCGTGGGCGATGCGAACTGCTGCTGGAAGAATGTCAGCAGTGCCGACATCGGAAGGCGGCGCGCGTCGCCAGTGTTCGGCGCGTAGACCGCAAGCTGATCGCCGGGAGATGCCTGCGCCAGCAGCGGCAGTTGATAGATGAGTGCCATTTGTGCCTCGTTGCGCGATGCGCGTCAGTTGAGTTCGAGCGGGCCGTCAGGTCCGACTTGCACCGGGTTGACAGGCGGCCGTAGGAACGGATTGTCGTACACGCGCCAGGGCTTGTTGCCAGCGCCTGCCGGCATCGTGCTCGGCATCTGCTGCTCCAGCGGGAACGTGGCGCGCTGCAGCAGCGTGTCATAGCCCTGCTTGGCGGTGGCCATCGTCATTGGCATGACCTGCTTGCCATAGCTCGGTGCCAGGCGCACGCCCAGGCTGCAGATGATCGCCTCGTAGGCCGAGTCTGGCACGAAGGTCTCCTCGTCAATGCTGCCATCCTGCGGGCTTGACGGAATCGGATAGCCCAGACGAATGCCCTTGCCGTTCCAGTCGGCAATCATGGCGTCCAAGCGCCTGCGCGCAGACTCCAACTGCTCGGGCTGCAGGTCGAATGTGTAGGACGCCAGGCCGATTTCCTCGAAGGCCGCCAGGATGAACTGCCGCTTGGTGTATCCCATCGGTTGCTCCGTCAGATCGGGTTCATGGCTTCGTTGATCTTGGCCATCAGCGTAGCATCAGACCAGCGCTTGTCCACCTTGATGCCGAGAATTTCTGCCTGCTGCAGCATCTCTGCGCGGGTTGGCGGGGCGTCATCGGCAGGAGCCGCGGGCTCTGCGGCAGGCTCTGCCTGGGAAGCTGCAGGCTCTTCGACCACCACGGCGGCGCCCGGGATGGCGTCATCTGCCATCTTGGCCTGCAGCCGGGCCAGCAGTTTCGAAACAGGCACCCTGCGCAGTTGCGTTGACGTCAGGCCATGCGTGAACGCACGCTCGCCGCACGCCACGATGGCGGAACGGACGTCGGCGTGGAACCCTTGTGCCAGCAGCGCGGCCATCTCATCTGCATCGTTCACCTGGGCGAAGCGATACGCACCGCCAGATGAGTGCCGATGCGGGCCTGGGCTGCGGAAGACAAGCGCTGGGAACTGCTGGGTGGTCATTTCTTCTTTGCCGTCTTGGCTGATTCGCGGAACGCCTCTGCTGTCGGTGCGCCCTTCGTGCCGGGCTTGCGCATGCGCTCAGGCGTCTTGCCCGCGGCCTTCTGCCGCTCAATACGCTCGCGCTTGGCAGCGATGTTGGCGTACAGGCCAGCAGGTTTCTTCATTTCATGCCCCGCTTGGGCGCTGGGCCAGGACCCTTGCTCGGCTTGCCGGCCTTCTTGGCAGCGGTGCGAGCCGTGTTCAATGCCACGGCCACGGCCTGCTTCTGCGGCATGCCGGCCTTCATCTCCTTGGAGATGTTCTTCGAGATCGACTTCTGGCTGTAACCCTTGGTCAACGGCATGATGTGCTCCAGATGTGAAAACGCGGGCGGCAGCTTGTCACCACCGCCCGCGCTGCACTTGCTCGCCTTCGGTATCAGGCGATGCGGTAGGTGGCGAACGTGTCGGTCGCCGTCTTGTAGGTGCGGAACATTGCAGAGGTCGCGTTGGCGACGACCGCCGGCCCGTTGATGTTGTTGCCCGATGAGGCGTTCGTAATCGTCACCGTGTCAGTTCCGGCCACCGAGTTGTTGACGAGCGCCCAATCAAAGAAATCACCCACGTCGAACTGGGCAGCCAGTTCCATGTTCGCGCCGGTCGGCAGCAACACGGCGATGGTCGCACCAGTGGCCTGGGTGCAGGTGATCAGGCCCGACATCACCTTCGCAGTCGTCAGCGTTGCGGCTGTGTTCTGCGTGGTTGGGGTGCCTTGGTAGTTCGACCCAAACACCACCGGAGCCACACCGATCTGGTACTCGACCGGAGCGGCGCCGGCGTTGATGATCAGCGTGGTTTCGGCGCTGTACGGCCCGAGCACCTTGTAGCCGGTGAACGTGCTTTCCAGATCGTTCTGCTCCGGGTAGTTCGGGAACCCGACAACCTTGAAGACCTGGGTCTGGGTGATGCTGAGAAGCGCGACGCTCTCGTTCGCGGGAACGACAACTTCTGCGGTCCCTTGCGATGCGATGACTGAATTGGACATGATGAAAAACTCCTTAGATTGCTGTTGCGAATCGGGCCGGTGTTACCCGGCCCGCTGCGTCATCAGGGGGTCTGCCCGAAGAGCAGGATGCCGCTCATCTCGGGCTGCTTGTTCAC